AAGAGCTGGTTCACGTCAAGCTCTGACGGGAACACCCAGCGTCGGACGAAGGTCGCCTGCGTGTTGTCCTTGGGAGCGAAACGCCCAGCGGGGGCCTTCGCGGTGATCGGGGCGATTTGCTGGATGGGCGAAGCCATCTTGCCAACGTGCGAGCCGGTATCAACGAAGCCGCGGAGCTTCGAACCCTTTTGCTGCAAGAGCAGCTCGAGGTTGGTGCTGTACTGCGCGGTGTAGAGAGGGACTAGCCCTGCGTCATAACTTGCCATGATAGGCTCCTGAGAGGTTAAAACCACGAATTGCGATGTGGCCTTATCCTACTCAGGGGGCCGATCAAACCAGTCCGCCGCCATAGGGTTCTGACGGACTTTTTTTTGTGGATGGCACTATAGGCCAGGTTGGCCTATCGTGTCAAGATCACTTGCGCTTTGCCATCTTCGAAAGGGCCAGCCCCAGCCGAGCACGCTTCCCCGCCGTACCGGAGGAGTTCTTATGGCTCTCCATGTACGCATGGGTACTTTCGCCGGCTGCAGCCGCCGCTTTCTTCTCGGCGCCAGGATGTTGACAAAGGCTAGGGAATAAGATACATGGGAAGAGTGGTGCGGAAAACACGAAGTCAAGGTGTCGGAATAATGCGCCCTCTGGCAATTGACCTTTGTTGCTGCGCTGGTGGTGCTTCTATGGGCCTGTATCGGGCTGGTTACGACGTGATCGGTATCGATCTGGAAAAGCACAAACGCTATCCGTTCGATTTCGTACAGGCCGACGCGCTCACTTATCCGCTTGATGGTGCCGCCTTCGTTTGGGCTTCCCCAAATTGCCAAGGCTATACCGAAATGCGCCATGCGCCCGGCGCGGTTGGCAAGCCTCGCCTTATTCCGCAATTCCGCGCGCGGATGCCGAAAGACATTCCGTGGTGCATCGAGAACGTCGAGGACGCAGCCTGGGACATGATTGATCCGGTTACACTCTGCGGCTCGATGTTCGACCTCGGCGCACAGGGTTGCCGCTTGCAACGTCACCGGCTTTTCGAGTGCAGCTTTCCGATTGAACCGCCCGCATGTCGGCATGATGATCGCCCAGTGATCGGGGTCTATGGCGGCCACGCTCGGCGCCGGGCTGCATCGGCCGGCGGTCGTGGTACTCGTGACGTTTGGGAAGGCGGCCACAAGACAGCCGCTTCGGCGGCAATGGGTATCGACTGGATGACGCTCAATGAATTGAGCGAAGCCATCCCGCCCGCTTATGCCGAGTATATCGGGCGCGCGGCTTATTCGGGAAGTGTTTCCCGATGTCAGCCTTCGTAAACTCCGCGCCAACCGAAGCTGGCGCGGGTTTCTTGCCGGATGCCTTCAGGGCAGCTCGACCTTTAGCGGAGCGAGACATGGCCATGAAAGCATGTTGGCTGCGAGAAACGGAAGGCATTATTTCCCCGCCGCCAAGAGGACGGTCTGCACCGCGAGCATTTCACGGAGGGCTACCTTGTCACCACTCTGATAACGAGCGGTCCACGCGCTATCGGAAAGCAGTTCCGCCTTCCGTGCGGCAGCCTGTTCACCCGACATCACGCCTGAACCACCAGGGGCGGTGTTTCGTACGAAAGTGTCCTCCCCCATCTTCTGGCCGATGTTGAGAAACATCTGCATGACCTTGGTGTAACCTACGCCCTCCATCTTTTCGAGGGCATCGACTTGCTCCTTGGTGATCCCAAGGGCCTCGGCCGTCCGGCGAACCGTGAACAGGTTGGCAGCTTCGTTGGCACCCCAGTCTTTCTTCAGGGCTGTCCGTTCAAGTTCGATAGCCGCAGTCTTCTCGGCCAGAGAGGAAGCCGCAGCCGTAGCAGCATTCTTGACGACATTCTGGGCCAAGACGAGAGCCGCGTCCTGGTTCAAGTGCAACGCCGCAGCTTGAGCACGAACGAAGTCGCCTTGAGCCGGGTCAGCGAAAGTTACCTTGGAGAAGTCATAAGCCTTGGCGTCCGTGGGGGCGCCGAGCCGTTCGTAGAAAGTCTTCCAGCCCGCTTCATCGTTGGGCTCTGGAATACGCGCCACCTTATCTGGCGGATGCCCGATCAGCTTGGCGGCATTCTGGTGAGCCTTCACAGCTTCCAGCGCAGCTTCAGTCGGGGTCTTCACATCCCAACCGTGGGATTGTAGGTGGCCGATCAGCGCCGGGTCGGCGCCATCAAACCATTTTGCAGCAGGAGCAGCAGCCGCCGCAGCAGTTGTCACTGCTGGGGCAGCGGCCGTTGCAGTTGTGGAAGCATCACTCATCGTCTTCATCCTTGTGCTCTACTGTTGGTTGGAAACCAGCCCCGTTGTAGAGCGAAAAAAGTTGCTGGTCGGTCAAGTTGACGTGTTGCTGGATGCGGCGGATCATGTCCTGTCGGCCGATAAGCCGCCACGTTTGGAATTGATCGGGATCGGCTGGCCCCTGCGCGTAGCGCGAGAACTTCAGCAGATCGCCGTACATCATCTGGCCGGCCGGCGAAGTGATCGCCAGCTTATAAGCGGTCGAGCGGTCACGAAGGAAGATCATCGTGTTGTCGATGACCTTCTGCACAGTCAAGCGTGCCATTTTGTAAACCTCCTGTTACATTAAACGACCTTAGCGAAGCTTAGGCCCCGGATGCGCGCAAACGCTTCCGAGGCCTGACGATCTGCTTCCCAGGTTTCCCCGGTGACAGGGCGACGCAAAGCCTGTATTACATCCCTCCAGGTTGTGGTCCTTGTGCTGGTTGCGGGCCGCCCATGCCACCTTGGCCAGGGACTACGCCAGGCTCATTCTTGTGGACAACGGCCTGCGCCTTGATCATCGCGGCCTGCGCCGGCAGCGCTTGGATTTGCTGCTGCGCCTGCTGCGCCTTGGCGCGGTTCTGGCGCTTGGCGGCAATCTCTTGAGCTGTAGCCATCCAACTTTCCGGCACGGCTTGAATTTCCGCGATCGCGGGAATGGCCTTGTCGAAGTTGAAGGTGTCAAGAAGAGAAGGATCGCCGGTTATGTTCACCAGTTCCTTGACGCTTTCCACTGTGCGGATGAAGCCCGAGGCTTCCTGCGCCTTCATAGCACGGGAGATCGGGGACGTGTACTCGACTTCGTACTCGGCCTTCGCGTCGATCAACTCTTGAGGAACCGGAGGCAGCAAACCAAGCTGCATCATCAGGTCCAGCTCACGCTCGATCAGGGGGCCGAGGTATTCGGACTGCTGGCGGCCGATAGTCGGGGCCAGGAGGATGCCCTTCTCATTGGTACGCTCGATCACTTCGGTCGCCGTCATCTGCGGCGTCTCGGTCATGATCTGGAACAACAGCACCAAGAAGGCGTCCTTGATGATGGCTACTTCCATGTCCATCATTTTTTCGGTGATCTGAATTTGGCCCGAGGGAAGCACGCCGACGAGGGGCTTGCCATCAGGGGACATACCCCCCTTGTTCATCGCGCCGGGGCGCAACGAAAGATCGAACAGCCCATCGTCGGCAGTCAACAGAACAGGATCACTCGCCCGATGGCCTTGTTTCAGGAACACCCGCTTTTCGGCGTTGAGCGTCTTAAGCGACGGCAGGACTTGCATGGCCGGCGAGCGGCCGTACACTTCCCCAGGAGCCTGCGTGTAACGAGTGATGGGAAGCGGAAATGTGCGGTAGCCACCTTCGCTCAACAGCGAGTGGCTGGTGAGGCAGATGTAATACGAGGCGTAGGGCATCTTCTTCGGGGACAAACTGCGCGGGTCCCAGTCGTATCGTGGGATGACGCGCTGAATGAAATCGAACTTGGTTTGGCTGCGCTGATCGAGCGCGGCCTGGAGCTGCTGCGGGAAGCTTTCGGGGAACTGCTTCTTGGCCTGATCAGCCGTCAACTGGAACCAACGAATGAAACCGTCAACGCGGCCCTGATGGTTCTCCCTGATATACAATTCTCCGAGCGGGATTGCCTTGTATCGCAAACCACGTTTGCCTTCCAGTGAATGTAATTTGTCCACGAACATTCCACTCGTGCCATATGCACCGAGGCCCTGAAAGATCATTTGGTTTTGGGAGGCAAAGTTCGCCGTATCCGTGTACCGCGCCTTGAAGATCGCGTGTTGTGCCTGTTCGGCCCATAGCCGTATCCTCCTGTTCTTCATGAGCCGCTTGGGAAAACTCAGCCCATGCCAATACATATTCCGAGGCGTCAGCAAGCTGTCGCAGATGGCAGAGAACTTATCAAGCGCGAGCTGGCCATTGCTGTCAACCTGGCGGTCGGTTTTCTTCATGCCAGGCCAATTGGCTGTGCCGAAGAAGAATGTGTTGCGGTGGGCGGGGATCAATAGGGCGGCAATTTCTTCGCACTGCTCGGCGGTGGCGGAACGCCACGACTGCAACTCTGCGAACTCCCGCAAGCTATCAATCACGATGTCCTGCGCGCGGCCGTTCTGCACCATTGCGGTGGCCGCGAGTTCTTTGAGTTCGTCGGCCATCTTATTGTCCCGGTGTAGGGGTCGCGTTGCCCAACAGCATCATCATGCCGGACGAACTGAGGGGATCGGGCTGAATGCCCTTTTTCTTCTTGAGTGCCTGCTCTTGTTCGAGCTGGGATTGCACCCGGTCACCAAGGCCCATGTCCATACCGGCCATACCGGACAGGCCCACGTTCTTGGAGTTCATCATTACTTGATGCCCATCGTCTGCGAAGCGAGTTCAGGGGCAACGGAACCAGCAGCACCTTCAGCCGCCTTCTCGGTGCCGTTCTTGGCCGCCGCGATCGCAGCCGTATGGGCTTTGTAGAACGCATCAAGATGCGCCTGCAGCTCCGGTGGATTGCCTGGGGTTGGTGTCGCCATAGGGATATGCTCCGCGCACAAGAATGTTGCGTGTAAGAGCTATATTAGGCTTTGAAGGGAATTAAGTCAACGGCGGTGCCGGCGCCGCGCAACTTTATGTCGCACCCGCAGACAGGCTCGGCCGAAGGCAAGTTGTTCTTTTGTTGCGCCGGCTATGTACTGCGCCATCGTCTCCGCTGGCAAGTTCTTGACCGCCCAGCGCACTTGCGCGCAAGTGAAAGCGTCCGCAAGACCCGTGAGCAAGAGCGAAACAGCAAAG